TTAGAACCCAAGACTTTTCAACAGCTTGTGCGCCATCGGATATACCTTCCGGTGACGGCGACAAGCCCCATGGTAGATGGGGCTCCCAAGGATGGGGAGCCTCCTTTATTTCATTGGGTCTGGAAGACACTGTGCGTAAAGAACGGACGGAGAAACGGTTTTCTTCCTACCAGTCGACAGCAGCTTACTTCCTCTTGCTCCATAGCAAATATAACTTCATCACAGTCCGTGATGCGTTGTTGTTTGTCTATGCAAGGGAAGAAACTGCGGTTAACTGGGAGGTTAGATCGTTCCTTCGCCGCTCAGCAGAGTGGCTTATTGGGTGTGTCGGCGAATCGCCCCCTCCCTTCGGAAACCCCCTTCACGGGGGGTCTCTTGAGGTTAAGGGTGATCCGGCTTCACTTGCCGGCGTTCGGGCGAGGACTGTTTACAGTCTCTCGGCCGTTGCTGGAACCCCAGACTCGGGTAATACTAGAGTACAACTGCAGAATGCAGGGATGATACTGGTTAATGAGAACCTTGACAAAGCAAAGCTCGCGGGGACTTCACAAGTAGTCTCAACGAACACTGGCCTTAGATGCTTGACATCATCAGGGAGTCGGAAACTTCAGCCCCGCCCAACTGTCGCAGCGCCTAGCGCTCCGTCGGGGGGGGTCACCAGCAAACGTGCCCTCACTAGTGTTACAAGAAATGCGGTGGATGCCGTAAGGAGCAATAAGAGCTTTAAGAGCAAGCCATCCTTGAACGTGGCAGTGGATCCGTTCCACGCTGCGGGTCTTCCAAGTATCCTAACTTCGGAGGACTTTACTCACGTTGCGCGATGTCTGTCTGTGATTGCCAGGACGTTTATATTATATGGATGTCCCGCAGACAAAGTTGCACTGTCTTTCCAAAAGACTCTCCCTCACTGGGAGATGCTCTCCACAGAGCTGGGTGCAAATGGATGGATTAAGGCGGTGAAGTACAAGATTGCAGCTTTCTTTTCCCATTGGAAGGGCCAGGATATTCCGGCCCGACCAAAAGCTGACAGCCCTGCTTGGACTTCGGAGGGTCAACCCGCGGCGTCGGGTTTCCTCTTAGGTGGTGCAGCAGGCAGGTGGGTGAAGGTCTTCATGTTCCGCAGTCGTAAAGACTCAGCGGATGGAAAAAGCTACGTTAATCCTTTTTCATCTTTTCTCCAGACGATCTTAAATGGAGACAAGAAGGGGATGCCTCGTGCAGATAAGGCAACCCTGAAATTGGAGGCACTAGCTACGGCGCGCGAGTTGACTCGAGCGCGCCCTGAAGGCGCTTCATTCCCTGTGGCCGATGTCACCTCGGGTGTGGTCTCCCACGAGTGGGGGATCTCAAACGAGTTGTATTCGGTCGCAGAGGAGCGTCGGGAGGACGAAAAGACTCCCGATTACCTGAGAACAGTCGTCGACCGGCACGTGCTTACGCGCCAGTTGCGGAGAACCGTTCGTGAAGTCTTCAAAGGCAAGAAGATGACAGACGAAGAATGGAACTCTCCTCAATTTCCCTCAGTCAATGCGAACTACAATCGTGGTCGCGATGAACTGGGGGGGGTCGGTGAGGTAACCCGCTATATACAAGAATTAGGTGCGAGAACATCGAAACCTCTCTTGGATATCGGACGCCCCTGGGACTTCACAACCAGCAGGACATACGATGGTATCGGCCTGCACGAAGATATTATTCTTACTAAACCTAGTGTACACGTTGATATCGATGGTTACTCCATCTATGACGTGGGCGCCTTGCCTGAGCGCTTCCCTGTGAAATCACTGGACTTTTTCAAGATTGCTATCCCCGTGCAGACCGTCCGCCCTATGTTCACCCCCTTTGATTGGGAGTCAAGAGGATCGGACAATCCTCTTCCGGTCATTGTGGATTCCGACGTTCTCCGTCAGCGACATAAAGCTGTCATGAACGAGATGAAGTGGTCGGCGCTTGATGAGCGTCCTCTGGTAGAGACAGTCCCTCTCCCAGAAGCTCTGAAGATCCGGGTGATCTCTAAGGGGCCTTCTTTAACCTATTACTATCTGAAGCCTCTCCAGAAGAAGATGTGGTCGATTATATCGAAGCATCCGTGCTTTTCCCTCACAGGGAAACCAATCTCAGCTGAAGAGGTGGAGAAACGTATGGGCAAGAAGCTTCCTGAAGGTTTCTCATATCTTTCGGGTGACTACAAGTCCGCTACTGACAACTTTCCGCCTTGGGTGTCGGAGGTCTTGGCTAACGCCGTAAGTGATGAGTTAGGTCTGGATGAACAGCAAAGAGAGTTGTTCATCCGGTCCCTGACGCGGCATGAGATCTTACAGCCTGACCTCTTTGATGAAGCATGGAAGGAGGTGAAGCCTCTTGCTGAGGAGCTCTTTCAGTCAAAGGTTGACCGCGGTGATCGATTCGTCGATGACCGCGGAAATCCTATTGATCCGGAGGACTCCGAGGCTATTGAGGCTTTCGGCAAAATGGAAGTCCGTAAGGTAAAGTGGTTGTTGAAGCAGTCGCCTGCCCTTTGCAAACCCCAGAGATGGGGTCAGCTCATGGGTTCGGTTACTTCTTTCCCAATTCTCTGCCTTGCGAACGCCGCCTATTGCCGCTATGCTATCGAAATAGGCCTTGGGGCAGCAGTGCCCCTTGACAAAGCCTGTTTGATGATCAATGGCGATGATGTACTGATGAAGACGACGGATGCTGGTCGCCTTGCGTGGAAGACAATTACAAAGGCCGGTGGTCTTACCGAGAGTGTCGGTAAAACTTACTGGTCGGATGAGTTCTGCATAATGAACTCGACCATGTACGAGAGACTATCTCGACCTACCTTTGTATGTCCAATCAGTGAGCCGGACCATTACCTCGGTCTGGCACCCCCCCCGCCTCCAAAGGCCTCTAACTTCCAGGAAGTCCCATTCATCAACTTTGGGATTCTCCTTGGAGTCAAGCGCTCTGGTGGGAAGGTTGGCCTAGATGCCGTGGCCTGCACTGATTCAACAGAAGCTCGTTCCTTCTCCTCTGAAGACGGTACACTGGGTGCCCGTGCCCGTGAGTTGGTCGCTAAGACCCCCTCATGGTTACGTGTTCCAGTGTTCCGTATTTTTATGGAGATACACCGTGAGCTCCTGAAGTCCACGTCAATACCGTGGTTCATGCCTGAATGGCTAGGTGGTGTAGGACTTCCCTCTCTGGCGACAGAGGCGATAGGTGAGGAATCACTTTTCGCCTCTGGCTGGCAGCCTTCTCCAAGAGACCTCTGCATAGGACAGCAGATGCTCTTTGACTGGAAGAAGGCCGACGCAAAGAGACCCAGGAAGCCCGTCGCTGCTAATGTATGGGTGATACGTCAGTTGACCGAAGGTCTAATCGGTCAACGCGGTAATGTAATGGAATATACAGATACTATGCGCATTCAAGATGAAAAGATGAATGCCTTATTATCAGTGAGCCTCCTATATGGCGACTATAGGCTCACTACCGCAGATCCTATCGTTGATGTCCTCCGACACAACGAAAAGGTATGGCGCTATTATGAGAAGAGGCCGGTCACCACGACCCCCCTTTCCCCATCTCGCTTCACTCGCGAGGAACCACAACCGATCCGGGATGTTACACATTTGTGAACAAAGTCACATGAACATGACCGCGCAACGGTTGGACCTGACGCC